ATACATTAGCTCTTGGAATATTTCTTTCAATAGGTTGCGGTTTAACATTTTTAGATGCAGCTACTATAGTCTCTTTTGCTTTCTGTCTTCCAGGAGCTTCTTGTACTACAGGACTACCTACAGGTTTACCTTCACCATAGTTAAGCCTTTGTAATGTCATGGTATCAGTTACTGGAGCTCCAGATGTAAATGTCCAATTTCCATTTGCTGGATTCTTTACATACTGATTACCATTCAATTCTATAACTCCACCACCTTGATATTTTTGTGGAGGTAATTCTACTGGAGTAGGTCCTTGTAAGAAATCAGGTTGAACCACACTTGTTGCATCTGGTACATTAGCTAATGGTACAGTAACTTCTTTCATTGGATCATATGGTTTTGGAATCTCCAAATTATTGATCACATTAGCTGTCCATTCATTTCTTTTAGTAAGAGGTTTGCCTGCACCAAATCTTTTATGCTGAGCCAACATTTGTTCCTTATTGCCTTCTACAGTTGCTTTAACAAAACTTGGGAATCCAGAAAGAGTTCCTAAATTATACTGATAGTCTACTAATAGCATTTGTGAATCTTGTGGAAGATTATCAAATGTACCAGGTCCGTATTTTTTATCAACTTGTTTTTTAGCAGTTGCTTGATTCTTTAATACATCCTGCTCTTGTAATTTTAAAGCTTGATCTTCTGTAATACCTCTACGCAAAACAGCATCATTAGGAGTAAGCTTATGACCATAAGCAATAGTATCTGCACCACCTTCTACACTTGCATGTGGATACCACATACCGTTTTTATATCCTTTTCTAATATTATTCTCTTGCATTCTAAGATCTGCAAGATATCTTTTCATATGTTCAGGATCTAAGTCTTTTGGACTTGCTACCCCTCCTACTGCATACTCTTCCTCTTCAGGAACAATCTCAGCTTGGTATCTAGTTTCAATTCCTGGTATAGAAATATATCTTCTTTTACCAGGTTTAATTAAATCTCCACCATGCCCAGGTTTTCTAAATCTTGGTAGTCTATAAGGAATTTTATTAGCATCCCAATCTATGTATCTTTCTGTATTTCCTACCCATTCTGCTCCACCATCAGGAGTTGCATACATAGGAAGTTCATCTGTATCATATACAGGCATTACATCTGCACCTGTTCCTGGGGGAGGCCCTGGTGGTGGTCCTGGTGGTTCAGGTCTTTTTTCTTCTACAAACTTTTGTAATCTTGGATCTACTATTGGTTTAAGTATAGGCATTGGTTTTTCTAAATCCTCATATACAGGATTTATTACTGTTGTAACAACTCCTGTTTTAGGATCTAGTTGTTTGACTTCTTGCTGACCTACTATTACTTTGCCTTCTGGTGCAACTTTTGGAACATTATTTACTACAGGTTTATATGCTGTAGGATATTGATTTACTTTTGGAGTAGGTTTTGGTTTTGCAGGAGCTGGGCAATTATCACTTGGACATGTCCAACTTTCATTAGGATATTTTTTTTTAAACTCTGCTGCTAATATTTTGGCATTAGGATCTCCAGCCTTTGCCGCCATCTGTACCTTTTTTGCTTCAGAATGTTTTATCCTAAGATATTCTTTTTGTTCTGGAGTTAGTTGTGGTTTAGGATCTGTATCACCTCCTTCTTGAAAATTCTTAGCATTAGGGTGAAAGAATTTTTTCTTTTTAGACTTAGGTTTTTTGAACAAAGCAGACTCTCTAAATAATTCTCCTACACCTTCTAAACTTCTAGTATATTTTTTAGAATTTAATCCACCACCTTTTTTCATTTGTGGATACTCATCAACATATTTTGCCCCTGGAAACTTATAATCCTGTCCAGGTTGCATCATTTGCTTTTGACCATTATCTGCTATACCAAGTACTGGATAGCCAACCCCTTTCATTGTAATGTCACTTGAAGGTATTCTTGTAGGTACACCGGGATGATTATATTGACCTTGTGGATCAACAATAATATCTTTTGAATATGGATTTGGTTTATTGTATTTTCCCAAATCAATTTTAGAAAGTAATCTTTTGTTATACATTATCTAGGGGAGATTTGATTCTTGGTATTAGTAATTTTAACTATCATATTTGTATCCGTAGAAATATCTTTAATAAATCTAATAAAGTTTAAGTAATGTCTAAACTTCTTTCTTTGAGTTTCTGGCTTTTGAAAGTCAAGATTGGCTGGATTTAAATCTTTAATGTAACCGTTTGGTTGGGTTATCCAAATAAATCTATCAGCATAGTTACCTTGTAATACTGTTGTTCCAGGAATTACCGGTCCTGTAGGAGGGTAATCTGATCCAATAGGAAACTCTGATCTATCTCTAGTAATATCCCAGAACTGATTAAATCTATACTTGTTCTCTTCTTTACTAAATAAAATATCAAATGATGCTAAGTTAGATTGATTCAATTTAGGATACTGCTCACTTAGTGTAACATTATTTTTAGGAAATATATTTAAATTAAGATATCCTGATACTTGTTCTGAATTATATATTACAGCTCTATCAAAGTTAAAATCAAGTACATGGAATTGATCAACACAGTTGTTAGGTTCTTTTCTATATGACTCCAAGATATACTCAACTGATTTTAATGTTGTAACAGTTTGACCTGTAATAATAGGAAGTTCTATTTCAAATGGATAATTAGTTCCATAAAAATTACAGTAACTTGTACATCCACTATTGTGTTTCCATATACCGTCAACTTTTGTTGTTAAGAAAGTATTCTTAGTTGGAAAAGTTAAATCTGGATACCAGTCATGATAGGAAAGAAAGAATTGATTTTTAGGGTCAAAACTAATTGTCCAAGATGCATTCTCAAAAATAGCTTCATCACCTAATAAATAAACTGATCCCGGAAAATTAAGATTAGTAAAGTAATCACCTTTACCTTTATTTTTACCAGAAAGAATTAGTGGTACATATTGAATAACATCTTGACCAACAAACTCTTGTTTTAATTTATAGTCTTTCTTTGAAAAGTATACAATAGAGTTTTCATTATCATATACTGATTGGCAACCAATACCGGCAACTGGATTATCTTGATATGGGTAATCTGGAAAATCTTCAGTTAGCTTATATGGTAAAAATTCAGAGAACCACCATTTTAATCCAGCTTGAGAAATTTCTTTTAAACCTCCACCATATAAGAATACCTTACCTTGGTTTTGTGAGATATAATAAATACCAGCAGGTGTACCAATTACAGATAATCTATTTTGTGATGAACCGTACTCATAAGGTTTATCTGAATTAGAAACTGATTGAAGAGGTTGGCTAAATAATCCACCATCACCAATAGTTACTTTAGTACCTAGTTCTGTTTGTAAGGTATCAACACCTTGATACATTAATGGACTATCATTTTTAAATGTGATGATAATACCACTTTTATTAATTGGCTTAACTGCAGAAATTTGAGACTTAAATTCTTTATAATTATTTACAAGAAAAACAAACCAACTATCTTTTGAAGACTCCTCTTGTTGTGGTAATGAATAAACAATCCTATCTGGATAATATGTGTAACATAATTTTGCAACCTGAGGATTATAGTATCTATTCTGTAAGTTACCTGAAGAAAAGTATTGGTTAAACAACTTAGTAATACTAAGTGAGTAATCATATCTCCAGATATTACCTCTTGTAATAATTTGAGGATCCGTGTCAAACATGGATACTAAATCAGTGTATCTATAAGGATTATAATGCTTTTCATATTCAAGTTCACCATCAGTTCTAAAGTCTACTAAAACTTCTGATTCTACAAAGAAATCTCTAACACCTGAATTAGCAATATAGAAATATGAGTCATTAACTCTAAAGACACCAGGGTAATTTACAACTGAGTCATTACTAAATTCATAGTTTTTATTATCAAGTTTATAAAACTTAGTTGGAAATGCTCCTGTTCCAGGTTGCATTGATGGACCAAAGCTATTTGGAATTAAATCCTGAACATCATATTGCTTAGAGTTAACCCAGAATCTAGCATCTGGAATCATATTATATAACTTATAGTTATATTCGAAACCATCAGGCTGATCATATAACCAGTTATAAAAGAAAAGCATTGAGTTCTTTTCTGTGTATCTATTTATAAAGATGTCTCCACCAAAAAAGATTGGTGTTCTATATATTTGATTTATTGGATATGCAACTCCTGGATCAATTGGACACGTTGTATAAGATCCAACATTAATTACATAGTCACTTAACTTTTGCTCACATGGTGTAATTGGAATTTGTTTTATAGAATCTAGTTGACCATATAAGTTTCTAATTCTATACTTTAATCCTGCATAGTGACTTGCAATTTGAGTTGCAAAAGAAGAACTTGGATTTTCCCATGTTGGATAATTAGCAATAGGATTAAGAGTTCCATTGGATGCAATATCAGTATTACCATCAAAACCAGAAAGAGTAACTAATGAATTATCTTGAAATGCTGAAATCTCATACGGTCCTGTACTTGCTCCATTTGGAAATGCAATAGGATTATAATAAGGACCAGTTAAAGTTCTTAGTGTTACAGTATCTCCACGTTGAAGATTATTAATTGTATACCTAACATATTGACCTGTAGTATTTAACTGATATGATGGAACTTGTTGAATATTATCTCTAATATAGAATGAATCCGGGAGTTTAAATCTTTGAATTTGAGTTCTATTAAATGCTCCCCATCTATTATATAAGCCATGTCCAATGCACTGTAAAGCATATTGTTGATATGGAATAAATGTATAGAATGCTTGTATTGCTAAGTTAGCTCCTTCGGAAAAATAGAATGATAATCTATTGACTGCACCCAGTGATGAAAGCACTGGTGGTAAATATGCACTATCTGGAAATTCAATAGTACCTGTAATTGACATTGGAATAATACCAGATGATGTAGCATTATTGTTTACAACATTCGTTAGACTATTTAATCTTTGATTTACTGATGTTGCACTATAACCACCAAAAGGATTAATAATCTGTAAAGCATCAAGAATTGGTAAAGTACCTCCATAATAATTTCTTAAATAATCATTATATTTTTCAATAGCTATTTCAGTTGCACTGCCTGTACCTAATCCTGCTGGTGGAATGCCAATTTGAGTAGGATTTGTTGTACCGCTCACTAATTGTTGTAGTACTCCTTGAATATCTGGTTGATTTAATGTTCTTTTACCAATCATTGATATTACAGCTTGAGCTGCTCCTGCAATAAATGCAACGGCTACAATAAGATTACTAAGTAATTTAAACTCAGGATGGTCTTGTGGATATTTAAATTGTTGTTCAGAATACCCTCTTAACTCACCGTATATTTTTAATTCTGTAGCAGAAAGAAATGGTGTACTAAACATTAAATCCGGAGAGTGAATAGATGTAATATCTAATGGTACTTCTTGAGCTATCTCAGAATTAATGTAAGGATCAGAATATGCAGTAGCTAATGAAGCTGCTTGTACCGGTTTAATTGTATTAAAAGGATAGTTAGCATATAAACCTCTAACAATAGAACCTGCTTGGTTAAGAGGATAACTTTTATTCTCAAAAGTTCTAAAGTTATTAATCATACCTTTTGCAAGGATGGTTCTATTACCCTCTCTAGAACCTCTTAAGATTTCATAACCTACTATATCTGGAATTAAATTACCATCATTATCTACAGGAAGTAAAATATTTTCAAATACAACACCAAGAATTCTAATATTTAATTCATTTGAATTATTAGCTACATTTGGTTTATAATGAAGTGTTACACTATTTGGTCCGGTATCAGTTCCATTATCTGGAAACTTATGATGTCTAATATACTGACCACATAAGTCATTTGCAAATCCACCATTAATTCCAATTTCTCTTCCCATTGGACCAGTCCAACAATATTCACTAGAATTCCAAATCTCTGCTTGGTTGTTAGGATAAATCTCTGTTGATTCCCAATATCCCATTTCTCCAAAACCAACAACTTTACCACCATCAGGTAATGTAGTATTTAATGCTGCCGGAATTCCTAAAACAGAAGCTGTGTTGTATGTTTCAAATAAAGGTTCTGTAGCTTCTAATTTATTTTGATCAAACACACCTTGTGTAGTTTCTTGTTCTACAGAAGTTACTCCTTGATTATTTGTATAAACATAATTTTTAGGCGGTCTTCCAGGAATATGGTATGATGAAGATTTGTCTCCTGTATCATATACCCATCTAATAAAGAAAGAATATACTTCATCTCTATAATAGCTTCCTTTATTTCCACCCTTTACATAATAGTCTGCTGGATATTCAACTGATACCCATTTAGATCTTATTAAGTTAGCCAGAGGCTGATAGTTAAAGTCAAATTTAGTTCTAGGACCTACTCTAAGTAAATAATTATTAACCTCAGATATTTGATCTGAAGTTTCATATACAGGGGTTTGAATAGGAATTTGCTCAATAGGAATAGTAATTAAATCTTCTTTAATCCTATCTAATTCAATTCTTGTAGTTTGTGTAGAGTAAATACCAATTTGTTTAGCTACCGTCTGTTGATTAACATTAAATACAATAACTAAAATAAATTCATCAAAGTTTTCTGTATCTGCACTAACTCCTAGTGATAAGGCTCCTTGTAAATCTAAAGAAGACCATATAGGTTGAGTATTGCTAGGAGAATAATAATCTGTTACTCTCTGACCTTTTATAGCATATGCAATAGTAGCAAAATAAGTACCATTAGCAAGAGTTCCTCCAAGTGGACCTAGTTGTAAATTTAAACATGGCGTTTCTACTAACCTTGCTAATCTTGTATCAGAACAATTGAGTTTGTTATCATCTACACAAAATTCACAAGGAGTTGCTGGAGTACACTTTTGTTCCCATTGAACACCTGGCCATTGAATTTCCTGACCAGTTGTGCTTGTATATGTGTTTTGTAAAGAAGTACCATATGTTCCAAATACTGGAAATTGAGATGGACTTGGCCATAGTTGTGGATCTCCTACATTAAGATATCTATCAGGATTTAATCCATCTGCCCAATATACTTGCCAAGAGCAATCTTCTTTTTCTCTTGATACTCCAGATATAAGATATCTTTTATCAAATCCTAGACAAGGGTCTTGAACAATAGGTCTGTAAATACATCTTTGTTCTTCAAGTAATCCAACTTCAGATAATACAGGTTGTCCAAAACTATTATGACCAGCTGTAAATATAATCCACTTATCAGAAAACAATTGAATACCTCCAATAATATATTTATTAGCTACAGCAAATTGACCCGTAGTTGGCATTGTAGCTCCTGCAGTAGCACACAGAAAGTTTGATGTTTCATTAGATAATGTACCTATGTTACCTTCATCTGTGTTATTCACAGCATTTCTTGCATGCGTCCACATGCCCTCTGATACAAATGAAGGATCAGAATCTTTATTAAGACCTTTTACAAATGTATTAGTAATTAACTGTGCACTATTTTGTCCTTGCTTTTTTGCCATCTTATATTACTCTATTGCGTCCTAGAACTCCACGATAACCCCAATTAGGTGAATAACTCATAAACATGTTGTAGTACTTACCATACATTGCTTTTCTATTAGTCCACCACATCTCTTGAAGCTCTCTAAAGTTTGGAGTATTAACAACACTTAATGCTTGATTTCTAGCAGCCCTAAGTCTTTGTTCAATGAGTTGCATTCTTTGAGCAACGTCCTCTCCGTTAAGGTAAAGGTTTTCCATTATTCTTGCCTTTAATGCATACTCGTAGTATTCATTAAGAAGATCATGATCAGGAACTAATAAGTCACCATTCTCATCTTCCATTTGACCTTGGTAATTTAAATATACTTTTCCTGTATCAAATGTTGTAAATAAGAATCCTCCTTTAATCCATCCTTCATTTGGAGTATTCCAATAAAGATTAGGACAGTCACATTCTATATTCTGACTTGTCTTCATTCTTAATGGAAGAAGCTGAGTATAAACTCTTGTAGATCCAGGATTACTTATAACCTGAACAAGTTCATACTTGTCTCCTTTACAATTCATAAAGACTCTAGG